GGCGGCGGCTCATTCGCCCCATTTGAGCGCACACAATGGCTCGACAAAGCCCGCAGCTACCGGCCCTACGCCCTCCAAGAATGGGGCCAGGCGGTCGATAAAATTATCCGTAAGTGGGCCGTCTAATGGCTAAGACATTAACCGTCTACCTGGCGGCCGACCTCAAGAAATTTAACTCCGGCATGGACCAGGCCGGACGTAAAGTAAACGGATTTTCCGGCACCCTAAAAGACAAAATGGGCCCCGCCCTCATAGCGGCGGCCGCAGCAGCTGGCGCGTTCGCCCTCAAGCTCGCGAAAGACGGCGTGCAGGCCGCTATTGATGACGAAAAAGCCGTAGCACAACTAGCCAACACTCTAGACAACCTCAATTTTTCCCACGACACGGCAGCCGTCGAGGCGTACATCTACCAGCTCGAACGTGCCTACGGCGTAGCCGACACCGATCTACGACCCGCATACGAGCGCCTAATCCGATCCACGAACGACGTCGAGGCCGCTAATCGAGCCCTCAAGCTCGCGATGGATATATCGGCAGCCACAGGCAAGAGCCTTTCCAGCGTGTCCGACCAGCTCGGCAAGGCTTACGACGGCCAGGTCGAGGGCCTATCCCGCCTAGGCGTAGGCCTCGACCGGACACAGCTAAAAACAATGTCGCTCGACGAGATCATGACGACGTTGTCCAAGAATTTCTCCGGCGCAGCCGATGTAGCAGCCGAGACATTCGAGGGGCGCATGAAGCGCCTTACTACGGCCACAGACAACCTAGCCGAAGCGTTCGGCGCTGGACTACTCAACAGCCTTAACGACGCCACAGAAGGCACACAGGACGCCGTGGACGCCATGGAGGACCTCGAGCCCCTACTGAAAAGCATCGGCGAATTAGCGGGCGAATCCGTGACCGATATTGCCTACCTGGCGTCAGCTCTTGGCGATGTGGGATCGGCAGCCCAGGACGTCACGGAAAACGCTGGAATGCTCGGCCCCGTATTCGATGGAGTACGCAACGCCCTAGCACCCTTAATCAATCCACTAGGTTTCGTCGCCGATAGTCTGCGAGCGATTCGCGGCGAAACCGGCAACCTCACCGGCACCGGATCAAGCGCGGGAGAACGCGGAAGCCTACGCGACCTCGAGCAACAAACCGAGGAAGGCACCGAGGCGTTCAGCGACTACCGATTCGAGGTACAGGGAGCCCAGGCGGCCCTGGCCCGCATGTACGCGCCTCTGTCCCGCGTCAATGAGGAAACCGAGGACCTAACCGGTAACACGGGTGGCGCTTCCAAGGCCACGGAGGAATTCACCAAAAAGCAACAGCGGCTCCTGGATACGTCCGAACTGCTTGGCATACAACTAGCCACTACCCGCGAGGAACTGATCGCGTCGATTGGCGACCTCGAGGCCGCGACTCAGGCCGTGGAGAATTATGCCAACGCTATACAGCAGGACCTCCTGGGCGGTATTGATCTTGCTGGCGCCTATGGCGAACAATTTGATGAAGAAGGAAACCGGATTTCTAACCAATTCCTGGAAGCCTTCCAAAGACAAATAGACGAAGCGGAATGGTTTGGCAACGTCCTGCAAGCGATTAAAGCCAAGGGAGCCGACCAAACATTAATCCAGGAGCTTGCCAGCCTAGGCCCTGAAGTTGGCGGGGCCCTTGGCCAGCAACTGCTGGAACAAGGCATCGTGCCCGAAATCATTGACAGATGGAACGGCGTCCAAGAAACCACCAGGGAATTAGCGCTCGGTCTTGTGCCCGAATTCCTCGAGGCCGGACGATTGTCGGCTATCGACAACCTAAACGGTATGGCCGAGCAATTTAAGCAAGATCAACGCAAATTTAAGAAACTAGGCAAGGCCATTGGTGAACAGGTCGGCGCCTCATTTAAGAAACAAATAGCTAAAGACGTCGCGGACGCTGTACGGGCCGTCGAGGCAGCAGCGACAGCTGCCAGGGCGGAGCGCGTGGCGGCAGCCGAAGCGGAACAGGCCAGGATCACGGAGCAGGCCGTCGCCAACGCAATCAGCAACCTGATCCGTAACAGCGATCAGCGGTCGGGCCGTAACGTACAGCCGGTGCTGCAATGAGCATTTACGCCGTCCTTATCAATGACGTCCCCCTGGATCTAGCAGACGTCGAATACAACGTCCAAGTAACCCACGCCCGATCGGATATCAAATCGGTGCCCGAGCCCGGTACTGCCCAGCTGATCCTTAGGGGCACGACGGGAACCGGCATTCAGATAGGGGACGAGCTCCGCATCGGCGCCTATACGGGCATTTGTCGATTCCGCGGAACCGTGACCGACTTGCGCCTCGAGTACCTATCCACCGATCCAGCCATACCTGTCGTCACGGTTACCGGCATCGGCTACCTGGCACGCCTCGGCCTCCTGACGACAGGTGAGAGCGCATACTCAAAAGAAACCCCCAGGGACCGGGTAGACGCTGTCATGGCCGACGCGGGTATCGACTACCTGAACGCGGCCGATAACGTCCTTGAGCTTGATAGCAATAACGACCCCACGGTCCAGCCAAAACTTTCCTATCTACAGGTGCTCGCGGAATGGTCCGGCGGTACATATTTCGATGATTGCCGGGGCCGCGTCATTTTCGAGGACTACGGGCAGCGAGGCATCGCCGGTAACCCCGGTATTTGGGAAAACTTGCCCGAGTCGTGGAGTTTCTATACCTCGGCCTGGTCCACCTTTCCAGCCACTAACGCCGCCTCAACGATTCCGGGATCAGCTATAGCGTGGGCGCCCGAGTGGCAGCAAAATTTGCAAACCCTGATTAACGATATCGAGGTCGAGTACGGCAATAACAATATTTACGATCTCGAGGACGCTTCCTCGATAGCGGCCTATGGGCGCCGTAAATACGACCTGGCAACCGAGCTACACAGCGCTGGGGACGCCCAGGAAAGGGCCGAGCAGATACTCACAGCCCAGGCCTACCCGCTGTGGAACATTGGCCAAATAACTGTTCTGATGGATCAACTAACCGACGATCAGCGCAACGACGTACTAGCGCTCCTGAATGGCTCCCGCGTCATCATCGATGACCTACCCGCAGGCGGCCCTTACACCCAATTCCAGGGCATTGTGGAGGGCTGGTCCGAAACCTATACCCCCGGCAGGCATTTAGTCACTCTGTCGATTTCAGACCCTCGGTACAGCTATCAGACCGTCCCATGGTCCGGCGTCGATGTGACGCTTACATGGGGAAATGTAAACACGACCCTACAATGGTACAACGTAGTAAACGCCGACGACCTACTCGCGGCATAAAGGAAGGGACACTATGGCTACCTCGACCTACGGGACGCCCTACGTCGAGTCCGGCGACCTCGTATCTGCTTGGCCCACCACTAGCCAATCGGTAGCCGACCGGGTAGACGACGTCAGCATTAAAGGCAACGGCGTAAACACCCAGACCGGCACTACATACACGACCGTCCTAACGGACGCCGGCAAAACCGTTACGCTCGATAACGCGGCAGCTGTAGCCGTCACGATTCCCCCCAATGCTTCCGTGGCCTATGAGACCGGCACACAGATTAAATTCCTAAACCTGGGCGCTGGCACGGTGACGTTGGGGCCGGGTAGCGGCGTTACGCTGAATGGTGACACTCTCAACGCGGCCCAATACATCGGCCTGGCCGCTATCAAGGTAAATACGGACGAGTGGGTGGTGCTCCCTTTCTCGGGGGGTGCTGGTAGCGCTCAGATATCTGGCTCGCCTACCGGCACCTATTCCTCTGGCGGCGTTAATTATGCTTACTACTCCATAACAGCCACCGGAAGCCTAGTGGTCGATTCGGAAGGCTTAGCAGACGTTCTCGTCGTTGCAGGCGGCGGTGGCGGCAATACCGTCGCAGACGGCGGCGGTGGCGGAGGATCGCAAAACGCCTTAGGCCAATCTATTTTACTGCCTGCCGGTACTTACACCATAACGATTGGCGCTGGTGGTTCCGGCACTTCCAGTTCCGTTGGGAACAACGGAACACAAACCACGTTCGACACCCTCGTGAGATGCAACCCCGGCGGCGGCGGTAATAAAACTAATTTCGGCCAGCCGGGCGGGGGCGGTCAAGGTGGCGGCGGCGCTGGAGGCGGCTCGACAGGCATCGGTGGAAACATCGTCGGCCTAACTTCGTCGATTACCGGAACCAGCGTGGAGTACGGTCGCGGAGGGGCAGGGGTTGGCGGCGCTGGCGCAGCCAACACCGGCACGGGCGGCGGCGGCTCTAGCGGCGGCTCAGGCAGTAACGGCGGCTCCGGTGTCGTAATCGTTCGAGTGAAGGTGTAACCC